ACGGTGTCGCGCGCCACCACCGCCCCGCCGTCGCTCGTCTTGCTCACATCGGTGGCGTAACCCACTCCGCTCAAGTCAGTCGCCGAAACGTACGCCACCCCCGACGTCGGCTGCCGAGAGGTTCCAGTGACGCCCCCCAGCTCGCCGCGCGCCCACGCGCTGAACAGCAGCAGATCCGGGGCGCGGCAACGCTCACTCGGGCCGCTCGGCGCCGAACCGCCGATGAGGCGGTAATCGCCGTTCACGACGCCGACGCCCGTGATTGTGAAGGCCCCCGCCGTCCACGTTGTCGGGCTGAGCGTGACCTCGAGCGTGTACGCGATGCGGAGTTTCTCGCTACTGGTCTTGGTGACGACCTCCGGAGTTCCGAGGCCGTCGAGGAACAGCAGGCGGTTGAAGAGGTTACCGCCCGCCGAGGCGGTGGGTGAGAACCCGACCTCCGTGAGGTTGCCGTTCGCGGCAGCGTAATCGAACTCAATGTGCCGCGTGATGCGGTAGACGCCGTCGCTCGGCCGCGAGAACTCGTCGGGCGCGTGCGTCGCGTCCGTCCGCGAGAGTTCGCTCCCCAACCCCGTGTCGCTGGCGGCTGGGGCGGTGGAGTCCGTGCCAACCGCGCAGTACCGCACGAGTGGGAAGAACGTCGGTGGCGGACTGACGTTGCCTTGTTGAAGGAGCAGGGCGGTGGTGGCGATGAGGTCGAGGCCCTGGTCGAGGATGAGGTTCGGGCCTTCACCACCGCGCACCTCACGACCGGCTCTGTCAATCAACCCCCAGCGCATCCAGCCGCGCATGCCCGCCCCCACCACAGCGGGTGGGGGTCGGCGCTCTCGGACGCTCAGGCGCGGCAGTGGCTTGGAGTGCGCGACGGCCAGCAGTTCGTCAAGGGTCGGCGTGACCAGCCCGCTGCACCCACAGTCGTTACGCTGCGGCATACGCGCCCCCCATCAGGCAGCCAACCACGGCGTCCACGCCCTCGGTTCCGAGCGCGCGGTTGATGACCACGAAAGCGTAACTCCCGTCGTCGAGGCTGCCCACGAGGGCGTCAACGCCCTCCGTGGTCAGGGCGCGGTTGATGATGACGTTCTTCAAGAGGCCGTCCTCCAGGCTGCCCACGAGGGCGTCAAGCGATTCGGTTTCGAGCAGGCGATTGATGATGACGGCCGCCAGCACGCCGTCCGCCAACGCGGCCACGCTAGCCGTAACGCCCTCCGCGCCGAGAGGTCGATTGATGACCACGAAAGTGAGCGTGCCATCGTCGAGGCTGCCCACGGTAAGCACAGCGCCGTCCGTCACGGCGACGGGGTAAACGTCGCTAAGGAGCGCCTCAAATCCCCCGGCGAGAGGACCAGGCACGGTGCCGCGCTCATCCGCGAACCGCAACTGATACCGCCACCCGCCCACGTCCTGCGCATCAAGAATCGTCGGGGCCGCGAACGAATAGTGCGTGTGCTCGACGGCGTAGTTCTCGTTCTGCACCCGGTAACAGAGGTTCTCGCGGTCGGGCGTGAGGTAAAACAACACCACGTCGGACCCCGGCACGGTGTAGTTGACGGTCGCGTCCGTGAGCAGCACGGGGTCGCAGCCTGCGAACGGCCCCACGAACCCGTAGGCGCCAGCCACGGCGTCGTACCGCCTCACCCGCACGCCGCTCGCGTCCTCCCACGCCACTACCGGCCTCGCGGCCTGGTCGAACGCCGCGGTCGCGTGCCGCGCCGACACGCTCACCGTCGGCGGCACCACGTCCCACGGCACCACCATGAGGTTCTCGTCGCCTTGCCGTTGGTAGAGCACCCACGTGCCGTCGTTGCACGTTTGCACCAGCCAGTTGGCGCCGAACAGCGTGCCGTACGATCCGTCGCCGGTCACGCCGAGCGCCTGTGGGCCGGGCGTCCACGCGAGCATCGCCGCCCACAAGGGCCGCCCGTCCGCCTGCCATGCGCGCACGTATGGGCGCGGGTCGCAAACCAACTGGTCAACCCGCGCGCGTCGCGAGAACACGAACGGCGGCAGACGCCGGAAACTGTTACGAAGCGTCACGGCACCCTCCAAGGAAAAGCCCCGCACTGTGGCGGGGCGGAATGACGTTCAGGTTGCGTGGCTACGGCGTTCGGAAGAGCGTGAACCCGCCGCCGCGGTTGCCACCGGAACTCACGTACGTCCAGATGCCCGACCAGGTGCCGCCCCGTACATCACCCTCCCAGACGAGCACCTCTGCGCTGGACCAAGCGCCACAGTACAAGTAGGTCGGGCCTTGGTCGTCCGGGTTCGTGCAGATGGCTGTAACCGTCGTGTTGTTGCTGTTGAATAGTGCCTGCCATCCGCTTGACGTTGCCGTGATGGTCGCCGTTAGATTGGTGTCTGCCAGGCCCGCGCCGCTCCACGTTCCGCTCCAAAGTCCTTCTGGCGCAAAACGCTGGAATGGCGGCGTGCCTTGGCTGCACGCCGCGAGCATCAACATCACCGACAGTGCCGCGATGAGTCTCATGCTGCCCCCTCTCGTGATAGGCGCTCATCATACTCTCACTGCCGCTCACCCATCTTCAGGACATACCCGGCGGCGGCGATCTCCCCGCGGATGGCACCCTGGCGTTCCCTCGCCGCCTCCATCGCCTCGGCTGGCAACCCGACGGGCGCGCCAGCCTGCTCGAAATCAATCATGGTCTTACCCAGGTCGTACTGCACCTGCGCCACACGACCAGTGAAGTCACCATCGGGCCAGCCGACGATTGTGTGCTCGCGATCGGGGGGCACGTGCCCGCGCACCGTCACGCGGCGCGGAGTCTGCGCGGGCAGTTTGACTTGCGCCTTCGCGATGCCAAGCAGTAAGTCCTCGTCCAAGATGAGCGGGTAAAACTCGTGCACTTGCATCGCCGCCGTATTCGAGTCCACCCACAGCTCGATGGTCGGCGAACCATACGGCCGCACGATCGTGCCGCCGCCGTTCCCAGGCGCAGCCCACGCCGCCCGAGGCGCGACGCCGTAAACGTCCCGCGGGAGCGCCACGGGCGACAGTGACGGAGTCACTCCCCAGGCGTGCACGATGCCCGACAGTGGGTCGCCGGGCGTGACGTACCGCACGCCGACCCACACGCGCGCGTGCGTCCCGAACCCCGGCCAGTTCTCACCAGCACCGCTCACCTCAAGCGAGTACGTGAGGCGGAACCCGACCACCTGCGCGTTGGTGAGGCCGTAGCGGATCACGCCGCCGGCCCCCAAGCCGGCCGTCCACTCCGCGTACGTGAGCGGGTCACCGTCGCGGATGGCGCTGGGCGAGCCGGGATTACTGAAGCCGCTCACGTGCACCGGCTCCCCCACCGCGGGCGAGGTCGGCGGTAGGAACGGGTTCACGCCGCTAGGCAACGCGAAGCTCCGCTCAGCCCCGTAGATGGCATGCTCGGGAGCCGTGTACTCGAACGTCACCGGCCACGGCACGTACGCGCGAGTCTCCGCGCCACCAGGCTCCGTCGTCTCCTGATGCACCTGCGCGATATCACCAGCCGTGTTCCCGGCAATCACCAGCCGCACCTTCGTCACGACGTCCTGCGCGTCGATGGGCAGGAACTGCCGGTCAATCACGTCAGCGTAGGGGATGATCGCCACTGTTAGGCTCCTCTCGCAGCGAAATGCACGGCGCCAGCGGCGTCCACCCAGGCGTCCGCGCCACCCGGCACGGTCTCCGCCAACTCGGTGAGGGCCGCCAACAAGTCCTTCTCCGGCGAGTAGTAGACGGACAACACCGCGCCGGTGGCCGGGAAGTTCGCGACGTCAACCGTCAATGCCGGATGCGCATAAAGGCTGCACAACTCGAATGCGATCGCGGCCACATCGCTAACCCCGTCGAACAACCTGGGACCGACCACGGAGTTGCGTAGCAGTTGCTCGCCGCCCGCGACCGTGATGCGCTCCAGACTGTCTCTGTCAGAGTCCGCGGGTCCCGCGCCGGGACTGGCTAGTGGCGGCACGATGATTGCCGGCCCCCAGAACACCGGCGTGCCGTCCAGGACGAACTGAATGATGGCGCGCGGCGGAATCAAGGCGCGATCCTGCCGCGCGAACACGTTCAGCGTCTTGCTGGAGCCGGGCGGCGTGACCACCGGCGGGTCGAAGCCGCGCAGCGCCACCTCGCCATCCGGCACGCGCGCGCCATTCACGAACTCCACCAACAAGGCGGAGTTCACGGCGTTAGAGACCCGCACCTCCCACCTCACAGGAGACCCGTCACCACGGCGTACACCGCGTACGCCTGGGACGTCACCGTCTGGTCGACGTTGGTTGTGGCCGTGGAAGGGGCTGAGACGCCCGTGATGAACGCCTCCGCGCCGCTAGCGAACACCAGCAGCCGCCCAACGTCCCCGGATGCGAACCCAGACCCGGTGATCGTCGTGCCAGCCTGACTGCCTGTGCCCGCCTTCGGGCTCACCAAGTACCGCCAGAAGGGACTCGCCGGAACCAAATTGACGTTGGCCTTGAAACCGCCAAGCACCAACGCCCACTCGTCCAGACCCACATAAGCGGCGATGGGCAGTCTCCAATCATCCACTTGGAGCGCGGCGGTGCGCAGCAGAGCGCGTTCCAGCGCCGCCTTGGCGGCGTACACATCCGCGTAACCGACGATCGAGCACATGGCCGCGAAACGCCTGAATTCTCCCGCCTGATGCAAACCACTCCCGAAGACGCCCTGCACGGAGTGGCCGGGGGGTTGAACGCCCTCGATGTTGCGCAGCGGCGCATTGTCGACTGGGTCGTTGTCGCGGACGCTCACCGTGAAGATGGGCGCCATGCTCGCGTCCAACAGCTGGAGCGCCTTCATAGCGCCCTCTGCGCGTCAAGGCCACGCATTGATGTGGTCGTGACGGGGATGCCCTGGTTGAAGGTCGCCTGCATCATCTGCGCGGCAGTCAACATGGCGTCACCTGCCTCCCTCATTCGCTCGGCGGCAGTGCCGAGCTCCAGCGACCACTGCGGCGCCGCCAAGACGCTCACGGTGGCAGACGGAAGGTCGAATCGTCCCGGCGTGAGTTCATCCGCCTTCTTCACAGCCGTCTCCGCCTGCTGGAAGTACGATTGCCCGCGGCTGACGAAGCCCTCCACGATCTCCATGGCGGAGTTCCAGAAACCCTCGAACTGCTGATCGAAGAAGCTGAAGGCCGCATCCACGCCGCTGCGATTGAGGATCTTAGTGAACTGGTCGATGAACGGCGCGAAAATGGCGTTCATGACCGCGGCTTGAACGAAACTGTCGATAAGGGCTCCAAGGACAGCTTCCTTGACGCTCTCGTGCAGGTTCTCACGCCACCGGTCACCGCCCCGCAGTCCGTCGAGGATGCCGGTGCGGAATGCGCCCGCCACCGTGCTGCTCAGGCTGTCCCGCAACTTTCGGCGCGCGGGAGAATCCCCCGTGAACAAGTCGCCGATGACTTGGAAGAGCCCAACGGCGGCCTGCAGGCCCTGACCGATGGCCTGCACTAGCGCACCGACGGCAGGCCCGCCGATGAGCGTGCCGATGGCGGCGCCGAGTTGCGTGAGGCCCCCCAGAGCGCCCTGGAGGTCGTTGTCGCGGATGCCCTCTAGGGCGCCAGTCAGGCCCTTGGCGATGCCGACACCCAAGTTGATGTCGCCAGCGAGCTCGTTGAGGGCCTTCGCGGCCTTGTCGACGCCCTCTAGCTTCCCGATGGTGTCGAGCAGTTCTTTGAGTTGTTCGTCGGTGATGAGCGCCGCGTTCTTCGCCGCCAGAAACGCCGCTCGGAGGTTGTCCCACTCGCTTGGCGCCGTGCCGTTCAGGGCCGCTAGGCGAGCCTGCGCCGCCCCGAGGTCCTTGAGGACTTGGGCGACGTCGGTGCCGACGCCAGCGGTGCCGCCCAGCGTCGTATTGAGCAACGCCCACGTGGCGGTGAGGTCGTCAACGTTGGCGGTGGGGTCCTTCTGCAGGATGCGCGTGATGGCCTTCTCAACGAGGCTCATGCTGGTGGCGGCGATCTCGTTCTCGCGCCCGAACAGCACCAGGCTGCGCGTGGCAGCCGCCAAGTCTAGGTTCAACTGCACGCGGGCTTCGCGGCCGGCGTCCAAGTCAGGCGTGAAATCAGCGCCCTGGTATAGGTCTTCCAGGCGCTTCACGTCTGCCTGCGCCGCAGCGTACCGGCGTCCTTCCTCAACGATTTGGTCCTCGGTCATGGCGCCCTGTAGGCGCTTGAATGCCGCCGCCTGAGCCGCGTAGGCGCGCTCCAGGAGGCCTTGCTGCTCGCTCACGTCCAGGTCGCCCGGCCCGAGCATGAGGGCGCCGGAGAACCGACTCTTGGCTAGCGCAGCCATGAGGTCCGTGACTGATGCGCCGGACTCTTTCATGGCGATGAGGGTGTCCGAGAAGATGCCGAGGGCGGCGCTCGTGGCGTTGAGGGCGCTGACGGTGCTGCCGCTAGCGAGGTTGACGCCGCGCGAGAAGTCGTCGTAGTTCGTGCGGAAGGTCGTCAACGCTGCGTTGGCGGGTGCGCCGAGCAGGTCAAGGAACTTTTGCATGACCGGCGTCAAGGCCGCGAACGCTTCGGGCGCAGCGATGTCCTGTACCTCCACCACGTTCGCCTTCACGTCGACCGTGATGGTCTTCTTGTCCCTCATCACGCGCGCGAGGAGTTCCTCCAGAATGCGGAGCTTGCCCGTCACCTCGGCGTACTCCTGACTGTCGAAACCGAAGCCCTGCAGCGCCGACGCGGCTTCCTTACGGAGCTCATCGATGCGCGGCGTGATGATGTCAAGCACGTCCGCTGCGCTCTTGATTCCGAATTCGAGTTCAGCGCCCAAGCGAGTGGTCCATGCGCGAGCCGCCGCGAACGGGTCGGCGGCCGCCAGCATCGCCTGTATGGCGGCGATCTCCTGCTCCTTGATGCGGATGCGTTCAATCGCGCCGGCTCGTGCCTCGTCGTTGACGGCGTTCTCGAACTCTTTCTGCGCCGCAGCGAGCTGTTCGCGCAGTTTGGCGAGACTGCCTTCGGGCGCAGCCTGCCCCAAGCGCCCCAGCGCGTCATTGGCGTTGTCAGCCGAATCACCCAAGCCACGCAATGCAGTCGCGCCGGCGTTCGCGGCGCCAGCCAAGGTGCTGCTGAGGTTCTCAACGATCGCCGAGTAATCCCCGGAGAGTGCGCGGATGAGGCGCTCCTGCGCACCCTGCGCAGTGCTGAATGACGCGTCGAGGTACTTCCCGGCTGCGTCCTCGAAGCTCCGACCAATCTCTTTCGGGTCGAAGGATTCCGTCGCGGCTCGCCCGACGCGCTTCCAAATCTCGATGGCGCCAAGTGCGTTGCCTTGCTGCCACCACGCTAGGCCCTGCCCGACTTCGGCCATGCGGGTCGCGAACGTCTCAGCTTGCACGCTGAGGGTGCCGAGCGCCGCGCCCGTTCCGGCGGCTACGCCGACAATGAGCTGCCCGAAGCTGACGAAGCCCTGCCCGACGCCGATGATGATGTCCCCGAACCGCAGTAGTGGCTCGAAGTCCTTGACGATTTCCCTTCGGAACTCCACGCCGGCGGGGCCGTGGTCGAGGAACTTCTGCGTGAACTCCCCTACGCGTTGCGCGGCATTCTGCAGCGCAGGCACCACGCCGTTCTGGAGGAGTGGGATGAACACTTCGCGCAGGACCGGCAGGAAGGCGGCGGCAATCTCGATCTTCGCCGTCTCCACCTGCCGCTTGACGGTGTTCATTTCGTCCTTGAACGCCACTAGCGACTGCACGGTGCCGCCTGAGAGGATGAGGCCCAAGTCGCGGGCTTCCTTGCGCAGCGCATTGAACCCGTCAACGCCAGTGTTGAGCGCGGGGATGATGCGCCGACTGAATTCCTCGCCGAACACCTGGCCCCCAATAGCCGCCTTTTCGGCCGCGGTCTCAACGGCCGAGAGGCTGCTGATGAGGTCAGTGAAGACCGCCTCGCCGTCCCTCACGGCGCCATGCGTGTCCCGCAGTTCAACGCCGAGACGCTTGTAGGCATCGGCAATGCTTCGACTACCTGCCGCAGCTTGGCCGAGGCGGGCGTTGAAGTCATTGAGGCCTTGCCGAGTCTGATCGAGCGCTACTCCGCTTTGTTCAAGCGCGTATGCGACCTCTTGGAATGCCTCGGCGGTGAAGCCGGCGGATTGGGACGCCTTGTCGATCTTGTCGGCGGTTTCGGCGGCGCCTTGCGCGGCTTTGAACAGCGCTACGCCAAGCCCGAGCGTGACGGCGGTTGACGCCAACCCGATGAGGCTCGGGAGGCGCATGAGGATCACGCCGAGCTTCCCGAGAGAGAAGTCCGCGGCGGAGAGCGGTGCCTGCAAGCTCGAGAGGCCCTTGGAGAGGAACCCGAGGGATGCCGACGCTGCCGCGCCGGCCGGTCCGAACGAGCGTAGTTGCGTTCCGAACGTCTGCATCAGTGAGAGGTTCACTTGATGCGCGAGGCCCAAGCGTGACGCCTCGCCGCGCAAGGTTGCGAGGCCGCGCTCCGCCGTGGCGGACGCGATGTTCAACTTGAGTTGCTGCTTGGTGGTGAGTTCCAGGCCGTCCTGCAGCTCGCCGATTGTGGTCTTCAGGTGCTTGCTGGATTCGATGTACTCGCCTTGAGATATGCGGCCGTTGATGTACGCGCTGCGAACGTTCCGCACTTGGTCGGACAGGTCGGCGATGAAGATGTTCAGCGCTTTCTGCTGAGCCGCGGCGACTTCGGATTCCTTGCCGAGGCCGCGCATGTTCGCCATGAGGGTCTTCACGAGGTCGGCAGCGTTAGCCGTGCCGTTGCCGAGCTTCTCGATGTCCCGCTGGAGTTCCGCCGCCCACGTAGCGAAGTCCTTGCCGCCTTGCGTGGTCGCGTCGGCGGCTTCAACCACCTGCCGGCCGACGATTTGCGCGGCGCGGCCGACATCACCGAGTTTGCCGGTCGCTTCGGCGGCGGTGCTGGCGGCCTGCGCAGTACCTTGGGCTGCTTCGGAGACGGCCTTACCGACGTCAGCCGCCGCGGCCTTCGCCGCGTTGACTTGCTCGGCGTTGGCGTCGGACACGGTCTTGACGGCCGCGGCGGCGTTCTCCGCTGCGGCCGTGACTGCCGAGAACGCCTTGTTCAGCTCGTCGGTGCTGAACAGGTCGGCGGTGAACGACCCGGCGATCGCGTCACGAATTTCCTTGGCGACCTCCCCAGCGCGAGCGACGACGCGCTTGAAGGTCGCCTCGAGCTTCTCGTCATTCCCGATGAAGGTGACGAACAGGGTTTCGAGTTCGCTTTGCTTGGCCATGGCTCGTCTCCTCTCAGGCGGTGATGCTCACGTCGGTGCTGCGGTCAGGTCGGAAGGCTCCAGCGGCCCGCAGGCGCTTGGAACCCAGGGCGATCAGGGCGTCCTGGCTGAGGAAACCCAAGTCAAAGGCCAGATCCACGTCAGCGGCGACGGCCGCCGAGAACACCGGCGCGGTGGGCGCGTCACCTTCCTGGTCGGGTCGCATCCACGCGGGCAGGAACTCCAAGAAGTTGTTGTGATCCGCTCCCGCGAAGGACTCGAACGCGAATGCCAAGCGTGCGCCCATCGCTTGGCGGCGGTAGTAGGCGTTAGGCAACCAGGCGTGCATGGCTAGCACCAGCGGGTAATCGAGTTCGTCCCACACGTAGTTGAACGACCACCCGAATACTTCGCAGATGGTGAGGGCAATGGCTAGGGGGTCGAGGCTGGCTTCGGTGTCACCTTCGCCGTCTTCCCCTTGACGGCGTTTTTTCCCGCCTCCACCTCGCCCTCGTCGTTACGGCGGATGGCGTCCAGGAGTCGCAGGGTGCCGGTCGTGAGTTCAGCGACCTCGTCGGCCTCAAGTTGTTGCTGCGCGAGCCACTCGAAGCGCACCTGCTGCGCTTTTGGGAGGCTGCGAGTGAAGACGCAGAAGAGTCGCATGAGGTACTCGAACTCGCCGATATCACCCACTTGGTACTTGTTCTGTAGGTCGATGACTTCGACTTGCGCGCCGAACGCCAAGCGGTCACGCAGCGGTACTTCCAGGCCTAGGACGGTGATGGTCTCGGCGCCCGCCAACGGCAGGACGCTCGTGTTCCTTAACTTGATGCTCATGCTTCCTCCAGGACGGTGATGGTGGCTTGCTTCCATAGGCGCGGCTCGAGCGGCGTCCATTCCAACGCCACGCGCTGCGGGGGCTTGCCGCGCTCATGCAACTCAGCGGCAAGGGTTTGCGCGGGGATATTCGCGCCGACATACAAGACTTCGCAAGATATGGTGCCGCCCCGGAGGCGGCACCCGTAACCTTGCAGCAGCGGCTTGCCGCTGGGTTGGTTGGGGACCTCCGGGGCGACGAGGAGCATCAGCTCGCGTTGCGCTCTGAGGCGCGGAACGCGACCGTCACGTCGGATGGGCCGGTGCCGTTGAAGTTGTGCCCCAGCGTCGTGAAGTACCCGCCGATCGTCCACGTCTTGGTGGTGACGCCAGCCGAGTCGGACGCGACGATCTGGAACCACGAGTAGGCGTTGGTTGACTCCGCCGTCATGATGGCGGCGTACGCGGCATCGCTCAGGATGAGCTCCATGGTGCCGCTGAGTGTGATTTGCTTCCCGCCAGGCGATGCGCCTTCAATGGCGGCGTTTACTGCCGTGCACCAGTTCCTTTGTGTTGCGACCGGACGCGCTAGGTCCGGCCTTCTCATGCTTTCGCGTGAGAGCAGGCTATATCACCAACTCGCGATTACAGCAGGCGACCGTTGAACTCCCAGGGCATCTTCGCGTTCTTACGCAAGTTGCACTGGGGGCAAGCGATGACGATGTTCTCCGGGCCGTTAGAGCCGTCCCTGAAGAGCGGAATGAGATGGTCGACGTGGTAGTCGTTACCGGGCAACGGCTTGTGGCACCACCAGCACTTGCGCTTCTGCGCGGCTAGCTGAGCCCTGATGTCCGCTGCGGTGTGGCTACCTTCGGCGCTCGCTAACCGCGCCCTGTACCGTTGCGTCTCCGCCCGCTTCTTATCGGGGTGGAGGCGGCGGCGTTGCCGGCTGTACTCATTCATGCGCTCTGCGTTGGCTCTAGCCCACTTCAAGCTGATGGCGCGCAGACGTTCCGGCCTGCGGCGCTTGAAGTTCGCCATTGCTCGTTTCTCGATCTGCCTGACGTGCTCCACGTTCTCCGCCCGGTAGCTGTTCTGGGTGGCGCGGCAGCAAGCCCTACAGTGGGACTTCCTGCCGTCCGCCCGTCGCTTGTCGGGGCCGAACTCAGTGAGGAGCTTATGCTCCTGGCACTTGGTGCACGCCTTGCCGTCCATGCACGATTATACCGTGCTGGACGGTGTTATTGCGAGTTGCCCGGCGCTTCGGGTCGCTTGACCCTACTCCCTCTCGGGATAGCCGTCGAACGTTCCCCCGGCCTGGGGGCTTCGCTGCTGATTACCCAATCCGAACGCTTCTCAGACCGTCACGCTCGCCGTTCCCGGCCACGTTGTGGTGCGTCGGCTCTAAGGGCTTCCCAGCAATTCACCGGGTTTGCGACCGCCCCTCACGGGACGGTGGGACTACTCAGTAATCCAGGCCGTCGTCCACGCTGGCGGTGGTGCTGTCGAGCGTCCATGTGCCTTTGGGGCACCCAAGCGCCTTCCATGTGCCGGTCGGTACTGTGCCGGCGCTGCCGGGGGAGTGGCTAATCACGACGTCGCCCTCGCGGGCGAAGCTGAAGTCTGCGCGGACTGCCATGCTTATTGCTCCTGTTCTGCCGGGCGCTTAGCTCGGCGTTTCGGGGTGGTGGGTTCTTGCGGTTCAGTGGGCGCCTCAGACGTGCCGGCGCTCCATGAGGGCTTGGTGTGCTTCGCGGTTATGGCCGCGTCCTCGGGGGCGCCGTCGGGTTCGAGGGCGCCGCGTTGGTGCAGGAACCGCCCGAGGAACACGTCTCCCGCGAAGCGATCGCCTGCTTCGTATGTGACGCCGTTGAGAGTGTGTCGTTTGGTGAACTTCATTCGGTCCTTTCCCAGGTCTGCGCGGCGCCCGTCCAAGCCTGCGCGGCACCGCCGGATGTTGTGCGGCCGAGGGCCGCGATTAGGTTGGGGGTGAACCGCGCCGCGATCAGGTGCGGAGCGGAAGCGGCCAGCATGGCTTGCGCCTCGCCCTCGATGACGGCCCAGGCGGAGACTTGAATTCTGGCGACTCCGTAGGTTGTTGCGCCCCACTCGAAATTCGGTGAACCGGTCACGAGGTGCAGGACGAAGAAGGCCGGGTCTTGTGGGAGCCGCACGTACCCGCTGCTGTCCTTGTCGAGGGAATCCCCGTAGTGGACGGGTTTCCCTAGCGTCAGGAGCGCCGCGCGGGCGTCCTGAAGCGGCTTGAGGGTGTTCACTCGGCCTCCATCTGCCGCTTGAGTTCGGCGATGGACTGCTGCCCGAGTGGGCGAGGGTCGATGACGCCGCGGTTCCGCAGCGCCGCTCCGAACTCCAGAGCTGCATAATTGACGGCCACGCGGACCGTCGCGCCGTCTTGCTCGAGGCCCTGGTCGATGATGGCGAACAACGCGCCGGTTTCCATCGCGGGTGGCCCGCCTGGCGCGCTGCGATGCTCACCGAACATGTTGATACCTGGCCCGTCGCGGGCTGCGTTGCGGTGCTTGTCCTTCGCGATGCCCTGGAGTTGCTTCGCGCGGCGCTTCGTACGGCTGACCAGGTCGCTACGTAACCGCGCTTGGATGGCGGCTGCGTTGCTCTTGATGGTGATGCTCACACCTGCACCTCCTCCACGACGAGTTCGTTGTGGGTGGCGTACGAGGCGATCTCGAGCACCGCGTACTGTTGCCCGTCGATGCGCACGCGACTGAAGGGGTGTAGCGGCACGAGGCTGGTGAAGAGTTGCCAGATGCCGACGCGGCCGATGCGGCCGACGCGTTCAATGGCCTTGGCGGATGCAGGTTGCAATGTGCCATTAGTGGTGAGCGCCACCGTGGCGTTTCCCCAGTCGAGGTAGGTCTGGTTGGGGAAGTTCGGGTTCGCTGTGAGTTTCGGTTGCAGGGCTTGCACGGTGAGAGGCGCGTCGCCCGCGAGGTTTCGGATGAGTGACAGGGACCCGAAGACGCCAGTCACGAGATCACCTCCTCGGCGTGGTTTACCGCTTCTTGTCTTTGGTGTGTTTGCGTGTTGGGGTGGCGGGCGCGGGTTCCGTGACGCGTTCGATCGTTGGTTCGGTGGTGGTCGCCCACTCTCCTGTTGCCAAGAGTTGCGCCACAAGGTCGTCGGGAACGGTGTGGATGACGCCATGGCGGACGTGCCCGACGTCTTCCACTTGGCCGCTGGGGCCGGAGCGGATTAGTTGCGCCACAATGGGTCTCCTTCCCACTGGACGATGGCGGGGCCGGTGCCGCTCGTGAGGGCGTCGGCTTTGCCGCGCCAGTAGGCGGCTTGCCGCTGCCAGTACCGCAGTTGTTCGTCGGAGCGTGCGGCGCTGATGCTGCCGACGCGTTCGCTGGCGGCGGTGATCATGATTGCGTCTACGAGCGTCTCGAACGCCCGCGCGTACACGAGTGCCTCTACCGCCTGGTCAGAGCCACTAGAGGCTGCGAGCCAGGCGGTTAGGAGGTTGTTGAGGTCGTGCGGCTCGAACCACACGGGATCGAGCCGCCCGCCATTCTGAATGAGGAAATCAGCTGCGGTCACGCCGCTCACGGCTCCCTATCAGGCGTTCTTGACTTCGATGACGCTGTCGGCGTCCGTGACTTTCGCGGCGATAGCGTCCACGATCTTGAACGCTTCCGTCATGTTCTCGAAGCTACCGAGGTCGCGGGCGTCCGTGTCGGGCAGCTTGAACACGATGCGCGCGCCAGCTTCGAAGCCGGTCAGGGTCGCGAACTCGAGCCACGTGGCGATGACGGCTTCGTGAGCGAGCCAGTTGCCTGCGGTGGTTAATGGGGTGCCGACGCCGAGGCCGCGCTCCAGGTTGATGCTGGTGCCCTGCGCGGGGTTGGGGGTGTCACTGCCGGGCACCACTTGGCTGGCGGCGGTCATGCGCGCGAGCGGGTTCCACTTGGGTGGGACCGTCACGGCGCCGAGCACGCGGTTATCCGCGGCGAGAGTGGCGGCCGCCCACTCGATGTTCGCGATGGTCGGCCCGCCAGCCGCGGCGGTGCCGCCGGACGGCTGCGAGCCGGACGGGGTGCTCTCGGACAGGGCGGCGTCGATGGCGTCGTAGATGACGAGGCGACGGTTGCGGGTGCCGCGCTCACCGAAGAGCCTGACTTCCTCGAGGAACGAGCCGAGGTCGTCGTTGACGCGCGCTTCCCACGTCCAGCCGGACGCCACGCTGTACGGCATGACCGAGTAGCCCTCGGTGGTGCGCTCGATCTTGTCGTACGTGACGCTCGCGCCCTCGGGGGTCGGGAAGAGGCCCTTGCCGTCCTCGGTGGTCTTGATGCCGTAGATGGTCCGGAAGTCCGTGGCGGTGCGCTTGGCGCTGCCGTCGAACAGCGGGCTGATGAGCATCTCCGCGGCGCGGCCGTCGTTGCGGTTGATGATGTCCCGCGCGCGGCCGACGATGGCCGGCAGGTCGAGGGTGGTGGTGATGCTCTCGCGGGCGAGGGCGCTAGTGAGGCCGCCGAGGTCGGGCGCGTGACGCTCGAACGCGCGGCGGGTGACCTGGTCGGCTCCGCGGACGTCGTCCTTCGCTTGCGCGACGACCTTCTCGCCGAACTGCCCCCCGAGGAACGCCAGGGTGGCGTGCTCGAAGATGGTGACCAGGCTCGCGTGCGCGGCTTGGCGTTCCGTGAGCTTGCCTTGCGCTACGAGTCGATCGTAGACGCGCTCGATGCTAGAGAACCTCATGGTTAGATGCCTCCTACCGCGCCGGTGGCGCTGCCGAGATAAACGAACGCCTTGCCGCTGGCGGCGGTGCGGCCGGGGATGGTGACGACGTGCCCGACGTGGTACTTGGCGGCGGCGCCGACGGTGGTGTACTCCACGGCGGAGCTACCGACGCTGCTGTAGACTTTCGCGCCGAGCGTGGGGCTGCCCGCGACGGTGAGTTCCACCACGGCTTCCGTGGGGATGAGCCGGACGGATGCTTGTCCGTCGGCGATGCCGACGGCGTTGGGGCCGTCCGCGGTGCCGCGTTCGGTGACGAGGTAGCCGTAGAGGCCACCAGCGGCGGTGCCGACGTGGGTGACGTCACCCGCTACTGCTTTGGCGTCGACGGCAGCGGCGATGGTCACGCCCGCGCCTACGTCGCCCATAACCCAGTTCTTGCTCATGCGTTCACTCCGATCTTCTCGCGGGCTTCAGCCAGCGCGTCCGTGGTGGGCTTGCCGTTCTCCGGGATGTGGTTATTACCGTTCCCGCTCGACCCTGCGTAGGCGTCCGCGAGGGCCTTGACGGCCTCCTGCGCGGCTTCCACCGATTCGGCGGTATTAGCGGCGGTGAGCATGGCGGTCTTCACCGCTTCGGGCACGCTGCGGCCCGCCAGGGCGGCCTCCACGACGTGGCGACGCTCGGCGGTCACCAGGGCGACTTCAGCTTTCGCTTGCGCCTCCTGGGCGGTCTTGGCGGCTGCCTCGGCTGCCTCCCGCGCGGTCTTCTCTTCCGCTAGTTGGGTTTCGAGCTGCTTGGCTCGCTCTTCTGCGGTCATGTCGTGCTCCTTCCTTTCCCGCATTGCGCGGGCTTCGCGGTTGATTGCCGCTCCCACTGACGCCGGGTCGTTCACGACGTCGACGGTGAGCAGCTCGAAACTCTCGATGACCTGGATGAGGTCACTCGATTCGGAGTCAGGGTCCAGCTCGCTCGCTTTCACGAAGCGGCTGGCGGCCATGCCGTTGGTACTCAGGCCGAGGCGGACTTTCGCCTTGCGCTGGGAGTTCAGGTCACGCCCGGCGGTGGTGTCGAGCAGGAGGCCCTCGCCCATCAGGGCGGACCCCTCCATCCAGACGCGCTCCCACTTGACGACGGTCTTGGCGGGGCTGCCTTTGTTGCCCTCGAACCAGTCGGGGTGGTCGAGTAGGCCGATGAGTTCGCCCCTATCGGCGGCCTCGTTGGCTGCGGTGGCGGCGTCAGCCAACACGCTGGCGGGGTAGTACCTGCCGTTCCGGTTGATTTCATCGCCGGTGGTGAGGGTGGCGGTGATGCGCGCTAGGTACCCGCTGTCAGCGGGGGCGTCTTCGAACACCACGCGCTCGGTGAGGTCACGCGCGCGTTCACGCGTCAGGGCCGTCTTCATCGGGGCTCCTTTCGTTGCTCATGAGTTCGGCTTCCAGGGCGGGGTCGTAGCCGAGTTCGCGGGTAGCGGTCTGTTGACTGATGAGGCCCTTGTCGAGCGCGGTCACCACGCGGGTGGTGTCCACGTCTGTGCTGCGGACGGGCGGCGCATCAAACGGGATGGTCAGTTGCGAGGCGGGCACTTGGATGGTTCGGGGGGTGCGCGTCAGGCCGTCAACCTCAATCACCGTCATCGAGTAAAGCCGGTCGGGTCCGAACCTGCGGACGAGTTCCTTCCGGAATAGTTCCGTCAGCACGCCGACGATCAACTGCTGCAGCGACTCCATGCGCCTGACCATCGGCTCGCTCATGCTCTCGGCAGTCGCCCTATTGCCGGTGTCGCCGACAGCCAGGTAGTGCTCGGGGATGCCCGCCACACTCGCGACGGCGCGGACGTAGGCGCGAATGTCTTTCTCGGCGTCGGCACCTTCTGCCTTGGCGGTGAGGAGTTCCAACTGCTCGCTTTGGCCGGTGGTGCGGTCGCGCCAGAGGGTGGCCATGCTGCCGTCACGCGGCATGTTTTTGAATCGCGCGGCGGCGGCTTGGAGTTGCTCAGGTGAGTCCGCGAAGGCGTAGTACACGGCGTTAAGGCGGCCCCTGATTTCGTGCAGCCTGAGTCGGAGTTCGAGGAGTCGCGCGTGCGCCACGCTCGGGTTGATGGCGGTCGCTAGCGGACTCACGCCAAGCGCCAAGTCGGTGAGGGTGCGCGTCGCGGGCCGGTTGCGCCTCAGCGCGAACGACTCAACGCCGATGACGGGCCGCTGCTCGCGCGGCAACCTGACGCCGAGCACGTTGCGGGGATTACCCGCCTCGGTGCGCAACTCGACGGGGTGATTGATGGTGTCCCACAGGTTCACCCACGCGGGTTGCGTGGGTGGCGCGTCGTCCGCGATGACGGGCAGGAGCACGCCGTCCAGCAGCCAGTCACGCAGCATCTCCTTGGACAACTCTTCGACTTGGTTGAGTTCGTACCACTGCTCTAGCGCCGCTTGGGCGGTGGCGTCGTCCAACTGCCCGTACGTCACGCCGTCAGCGAGCGTGAGGCTCGTGACCGTCTCAACGGCGGCGTTCAGGAGACTCGTCGTGTCGTACGCCGCCCGCGCCCTGGATTGGTCGTCTACGGGCGCGTGGATGGTGTCGAAGTCCCTGGCGGACTGCCAGGCTTCGAACACGCTCGTGGCTTCGCTGAGGGCGTCACGCCTGACCTGCTCTAGCGCGGCTTGCAACTCGCGTTCACGGCGGCCACGATCAAAGAGTCGCAGCAAGCGGCTCACCTCCCTTCTGGTTGTTCCGGGGGCCTTAGAGGCCGATGGGGTCAATGCGGGTCGGGCCGGACGGTACGAGTTCGCTCCACAGCCACACGTACGCGTCCATGCGGTTCGGGCTGTTCATGCCTGGTACCCAGGTGGTCAGCTCGTCTTCTAGGGCGGACAATGTGCCGACCATGTGAAGTTTGCCGCTCTCGTCTAGAGCCGCTATGGGGTCAGCCCTGGTGGCCTTGCCTCTGCTGGCCCACACGAGCACGACGCGGGGCATGGCCTCGCCTGGGCGGAGGACTGACCGGATGGTCTGCTCGATCATCTCGCCGCCTTGGTTCTTCTCCGCGATGATGAAGTCAGCCTCTAGGCGGTGGTACGTGTCTAGCGCAACCCTGGCCCAGGTGGCGGGGCTGCCCTTGGTGGTGTTGTCCTCCAGCGTGAAACCGTGCCCGCGCTCGTCGATGCCGCCAGCGATAATCCCGGCCTCATCACCACCACTCGTGGCGCTCGGGTCGATAGCGACGGCGATGCGCTTGAGGGGCGGGGCTTGCGTGACGCGGTTCCTATCGAGCCACGCGGCCTTCCAGAGCGTCACGCTGTCGTCGATGGGGTCGTTCAGGAATTCCGTGCTGAACGCCCTGGACCCGATTCTGACGCGAGTGGCTTCGAGCTTCTCAAGCGTCCAATGGCCAGGCCAGAGCGGTTGCCCGTTGGTGAGGGCGCGGTAACGGCGTTGCGTCCACACGCCCGCCTGCTCGTCACTCAGGAGCCGCGCCAACAGGCTGCGCTCGTGGAGGATGGTGCCGATGATCGTGATGCGTGCACCCTCAGCGCCAGGCAGGTTGAGCAGGCTCTTGGTGAACCAGTCCCAGAGTTTCTCGCGCTGCTCGGGTGTCCTAACGTTCTCGTCGTTCTCAAGGTCGTCAACGATGATGCGGCTGGGGCGTTGATGCCGGTCCTTGATGCCGCGCAGGCTTTGCCCGGCGCCCGCGCTGGTGAAGCGGATGCCGCCCAAGGTGATGAAGTCCCGCGTTGACCGCTTGACGCGCTTGATTTCGTAATCCTTGCGTTCGGGCAACGCCAGGTGCGGGTAGGCGCGGACTAGGTCATCGTTCTCTAGCAGCTCCGCGTACAGGTCACTCGTGCGCTGCTCGGCTTGCGTGGCGGTGTCGCTCACGATCAGCGTGAACGGCTCACGCCTAGTGGCGGCACTGAAGAGCGGCTCGGCAAGCGCCAGGACCGTCGTCTTGGCGTGACCACGCGGCGCGGCCACCGCCAGGAAGTCATGCTCTGCCGCCAACTCTGCAAGCTCCCAGTGGAACTCCGCCGGGTCGCTGCCGAAGTGGTCAGGGAGGTACGTGAGCGCCCAAGGGATGAGGCCGAGGTGACCGCCGTCTATCGCGTCCCTGACGGCCCTAAGGTCAGTTGACGATGCCGGAGCGCCGGAGGGCGGTTGCGGCCGCGTCAATGGCGCGGTCGGGGGTCGCTCGCTCACTGTGCTCATGCCGGTTGATTTCTGTGGGTTGACCACGGAGAAGTTGCAGCTTGTCGGTGGCTATGGCCGCGATGGTGATGGCGGCTTGGCCGGGGCTGTCATTGATGACGATTCCGTCTAGCGCGCGGCCGATGTAGGCGCGGGCAACTTCTTCCCAGAGGTCGCCTAGCGCGGCCTTTTTTTGGTCGCGGAGTTCCGCTGTGCCGGGGTGCGGGTCGTCGCGCCAGCCTCTGAGGGTGCTTTGGCTGATGCCGGTTTCTCTCGCGGTGCGGGCGAGGTTGCCGCCGTTGCTTTGGAGGACGGCCAGGGCGGTGGCGCGGTCGTCGTCGGTGTAGCGGCGTCGTTTGCGGGCCACGCGCGGCCTCCTGTCTGGGTTGTTTTGGGTGCGGGCGCCGGAGTTGCACCGGCCCGTCCCGGGTGATGAGCCTGGGCGCACCGCTCGGTGCGGACCCGCAAGCAAAGGGAAACCCCGCCAGGGGGGTGGCGGGGTCTTGAGTCAGAACGACTGACTAGCACCTTAGCACCGTGCGTTTTCACGGTCAAGCGGCTGGTTCTTCGTTGCCTGCGAGTTGCAGGGCGGCGCGTATGGCGTCGAGGTTGATGTCGCTGTCCGTGATGAGGGCGTCCTCGACGTGCGGTGGGATGCGGTGCAGGTCGGCGACTCGCGCGATGGCTTCGAGGGCTGCGGCGGTGAGGTGCGTGATGGTGCCGTCGTGCCTGTTGCGGGTGAGGTAGGCGTCGCCGTTCTCGTCGCGTTCGACGGTGAACGGTTTGCGGCAGGTGGCATGCTCCAAGGCGAGTTCGTACTCGGCGATGGCGGCGGCGGGCATGCGCGACAGGGCGCGGTCGGCGTCGGGGCGCGCGAGGAGAATGCGCCAGGCGGTGCGGCCGGGCCAATCGTCGCTCCAGAGGTTGGCGCGGATGAGCGGCGTGCGCGTGATGACCTCGACTGTCGGCGTGAGGGCCTCGCCGTCAAGGGTGGGGCCGGGCATGCGGCTGGCGCTGCTGTAGGACGCGCTGCGGGGCGCTCCCGTGGGGCTGATCGCCCGAGTCTCAAGCGCAGCCGGCCACACGTTGCCTCGAAGGTGCCACCACAGGACGTTCGCGACGGCCCTGGTTAGTTGCTGGTCGGGTGGTGGTTCGTCTGGCACTGCGCCTCCTCAGGCTTGGTTCAGGATGCGTTGCTTTTCGCGTGCGTAGACCTCGAGCGTGAGGCCTGGCGTCTCGGCGAGGGCGTGCAAGGCGTCAGTGACCCTCGTGTGGCGAGCAGGCCAGTAGATGACCGCCGACCCAGTGGCGCTGGTTGTCAGCGCGGGTCTCCTGGGCTCGTGCAGCCCGAGGCGCGCGGCGCGGTTGTAGAGGCTGGAGCTTGCCCGGTCGAGCAGGTTGTTGAGTGCGCGGACGTTCGGCCAATGCGCGCGGATTACGGCGTCCTCGGTCTCCGTGAAGGCGCGCTTCATGGGGTTGCGGCTCCCGATTGTCTTCCATGGGGTGTGCGTTTGAGGGTCTGCTCGATGAGGTGCCAGCCGTCTGGGGTCCAGTGGTGCCAGTTGGCTCCCGCGTGCGTGAGGGCGTCGCGCCAGGCCACCTGGTCGGGGGCGAGCTTGTTGCCGTTGACCTTGAGCTCGACGAACAACACGCGCTCCCGAACCAACACGAGGTCCGGGAAGCCCTTACCGTCACCCGCCACCGCGGTTTGCCAGTTGCCGCGCCTGTCGAGGCCAGAGCGGAAGTGCGCCGTCCTCCAACCGCACAACTTCGCGAGCTGCAAGACTTGGCGTTGGAACTGCGCCTCGCTGACCTTCAGCGCCATCGGGCTTGCTGACGTCACGATGGCTGCACCTCCACCGTGGTCTCCTCCAGCTCCGCATCGCGGCCGTTGCCTGGCAGGTAGATCTGCACCAGTCCCTGCGCGAGTGGCGCGCCGCCGGGACCGGAGAGCTCCGTGCTCGAGCGCTCCCGGTACTTCTCGGGGTTCGCGCCCTTCATCAGGAAGATCAGCAGCGTGTCACTGAACCGGCGGACGTACCCAACCTCATCGCCCTGGTAGAACACCGGCTCGTGCCAACCCTCAACGGCGCGGCGCCTCGCCTCCGCTTCGAGGTGGTCCGCAGCTTCGGCCATGGCGGAGTCCCAAGCGGCCGCGAACTCGGGTTGTTCGTCGCGGAGGCGGTAGAGCTTGCGGCGGTCGAGGTTGAGTTCTTGGGCGGAGATTGTGACGTTGCCGTTGGTGGCGAGGAGGTCGAGGAACTCGCCGAGCTTTTTAGGTGTGGCTTTCGAGCGTCTGGCCATGGTCGGCCTCCTTCCTGGGCGTCATTCGTTGCTCCTGTTCGCGGCGTCCCACACGCGTTGCTCCATCTCGGCTTGGCGTCGGCTGGTGGGGTCGAGGTGTCGATCGCCGTCCCTCGCGGCGACCAGCAGCGCCATGAGGGACACGCCGACGTTCGCGCCGATGACGAGGCCAATCAGGAGACCCCACGCGAAGGGCGTCATGCGTACCGCCGTTCGCTTGCGTAATCTTCGAACGTCGCGTACGCGCCAATCCACGTCAACGGCACCGTGCCAGTCGGGCCGCTCTTGTTCTTCAACACGTGAACGACCGCCTTCGCGGGTGCGCCGCTACCTAGGCTCGTGTCGCGCTGCAGGCCCCACACCTGGTCGGCGTCCTGTTCGATCTGCCCGGACGCCTTGAGGTGATTCAGGCTCGGGGCTTCGTTCGGGGTTGCTTCGCGGTTGAGTTGCGCGAGCGCGACCACGGCGACGTTCATCTCCAATGCGAGCGCCTTCAGGGCCTTGCTGACGCGCGTGACGCTTTCGTACTCGCGTTCGTCCTTCACGCCGGTGTCGACGAGCTGCAGGTAGTCGATGACGACGAGGTCGGCGCGGCT